TGTATCCGAGCCAGCGCGCCACGATGAGCGCGCCGAAGGTCAGCATGAGGATCGGACGCCACGACGCCGTCAGCCAGTGCTCGCTCTTCGCCTCGGCCAGCACAATCTCGCCCGCCGCGCGCTCAAGTTCGGCGCTCGACGCGAGCAGCTGCTTCGCGATCTCGGCCTCGGCCTGGGCGCGGGCGTTGGCGTCGGGGATGAGGTTGCCGAGGGCTTTGCCGAGGATCGGGACCAGAGCGGGGAGGAGGGCTGCGATCATGAAGCGGTCCTTTCAAACAGGCCAGTACAAGCAACGGCGGCGGCGATGCGAGCACGCGCGATCTCGACATACTCGGCCTCGCGCTCAATGCCGATGAAACAAAAGCCCTCCAGCGCCGCCGCCTTGCCGGTCGAGCCGCTGCCCGCGAACGGGTCAAGGACGGTTCCGCCAGGTGGGGTGACGAGGCGGCAGAGGTAGCGCATGAGGTCGGTGGGCTTGACGGTGGGGTGGACGTTGGCGCGGGCTGTTGTGCGCTCGTTACCGCTGCCAGTCAGCATTGAACCGTCAGCCGTCGCTGACATTCCACCGGTGCGCTTGACCTCAAAACCCCCCAACCCCTCATCCCGATCCGCCTTGCTCGCCTTCGCGCAGTAGAAGAACCGGGCGGCGCTGCCGGAGTCGCCGCGTCCTGGCTTCTGCTCTCTTGGGTGAATTGCAAACGTGCTAGAACCTGCCAATCCTCCGGTGCTTTTGCTTCCGTTGCTCGCGGCTCCTGGCCGATTAGCTGGAAACAACCCCACCACCTCGTCGCTGCCATCGTGGATCAGGTTGGCGGGCCAGCGGCCTTGCGTAGCATCAAAATCGGCCGACACGCTTGGCGTGCCGTAAGTGTTCCCGGCGCTGCGCGTGGCGTTAGCCAACCCGTAATCAGTACGCTCGCGGCCCTCAATCCTGCAGCCATCCACATTCAGCGCCCCCGTGCCGTGCGCCAACACATTCTCCGCGACCGTGCCGATAAGCGGCTTGCGGGCGACGGTGATCGGTTCCAGGGCGGGCTTGAGGGCGGTTCCCCAGCCTTGCCACTGGCGGGCGGCGTCGGTGGCAGGGGCGGTGATGGCGACCTCGCGGCGGGCCGCCGCGTCATAGTCGTCGGCGGAAGCGGTGACAGCGATGCGGACCTCGGACGTGTCGCGCATTTCAGCGACGCCCACCACCTCGCGCTCGGCCTCGTCATAAACCGCCGTAAACTCAGGCGAAATGGGCAAAACATGGCGAAGTCGGTCCCACTCAGGGCGGCTGGGAAGGCTGCGTCCGGTCTCAAAAAACATGTGCCCGCCTCGGTGGTACCACTTGCCGTAGGTGCCGGCCGTTGCGGCCATCGTTGCTTCGCCAATCTCTGCAAGCGACAACCCGGCCTCAGTCCGTGCGCGGCGAATCTCTCCGGCAAGGCGCTCAACAAGGCTCCAGTCCTTGCGCTTGTCGATCGCCTTCGACACATCCAGCGACTTCGGGAACCCCGACCCGTAGACCCAGGCGATCATGTCCCGGATCTCGAACCCGGCATCCTCGATGCGTACGGCCATGCGGTGCTGTGTGCGCGTACCGGCGAAGGCGAGCAGATGCCCGCCCGGTTTCAGGACGCGCAGACACTCGCGCCACACATCCTCGCTCGGCACGTCGTAGTCCCACTTCTTACCCATGAACGACAGGCCATAGGGCGGATCGGTCACGACCGCGTCAACGCTCGCGTCCGGCATCTCTCGCATGACGGCGAGGCAATCGCCGTGGCGGACAGGATGGACGCCGGCGAGCCGCTGGCCGCAGCGGGCGGTGAGGGTCATTTCGCCGCTCGCTCTTGGGCCTTGTCGTAGCTTCGAAGTGCGCCGAGACCGAGCATGCCGAACATCAACTCCCACAAGTTACCATCGAGCACCGGCCACCGCGGCACCGGCTGACCCGCGAGCGTCAGACCGAAGCCGACGAGCGGGACCACCATGTAGGAATAGGCCAGCGCGGCGGCGCAGACCCAGCCGATCGCCGGTCGCCACCCTGCCACGAACACGGACTGGTGCGCGGCCTCGGTCTTGTTCACCTGAACCTGGGCCAGCGCGCCGGTCGTTGCGGCTTCGAGTAGCTTGGCCTGCATTTCGAGCTTGGCCTTGTCGGCCGCCGCCCTGTCGGGGATGACGCGGTCGATGACGCCAGACAGGATCGGCAGCAGGGACGGGATCAGGGCTTGGATCATCGGCGACGCTCCGCTTCAAGTTCTCGTTGCAGGATCGACGCCAGGGCCGTCAGAAGGCCACTGGCATGCGCGACGTCAATCTGAACGATCGACAGCACCCCGTCTCTTTGAACGGCCACGGCGACCGGCTTTTCGGGGTTGTGGCTCGGGTAGATCATCGCCAGCGACGGCGACGAGTAACCGGGAATACCGGCCGTGGTGGCCGGGGCCTGGGCCTGCGTCTCGCCAGCCTGCGGGAATGTCGAGGTCATGTGGCCACCACCTTACCACGACGTCGCCGCTTGACCGGCCGGTAGGCTGCAGGATCGACGCAGAACCCGAGCGGGCCGCGCCTGGGCTCGAAGGGCTTGCCGGGCGGGTTGGTTTCGCGCAGCTCGCAGATGTGGCCGACGGCGCATTCGCCCTCGTGGCGGTCGGCCCACGCCTCGTCATCGCTTGCGTTTCGGCGGCGCGGCACGGTCGGCCTCCCAGCGCTGGCGCTTGAATGCGAGGATCTCGCAGGCCTCGGCCAGATCGGCGTAGCACTGCACCGCCGCCGGTCCTGCGCGGCCGGGATCGACCACCGCGGCGATGGTCGCGCCGTGCTGCTGCGAGGCGTACTGGTGCCGGTCTGCGTGCGGGTCGAGGAACTTGTAGCCACGCGCGCGCACCAGCCAATGCGGCCGGGACGTCTTGTCGGCGTCCTCGCCGCTGAACAGTTCCCAGTGGTGTTGATGCCCCGCCGCCAGGATGTCGGCCTCTCCTGCGCTGAACCGCTGCGCTCGCATCGGGCCGTGTAGCGGGTTGTAGATCGACGAGCCCTTGAAGTCGTGCGAGGCCCAAACGCGCAGCACGTGGCCGCCGGCTGCGACCTCGATGCGCGCCTGCCAGTCCTCCAGCGCCGCAGACCCGCGCGCCATCCAATCAAGCGGATCGCCTTGCCCGTGCGATTGCGACCAGATGTCGTGGTTGCCCTTGATCAGCAGCAGCCACGGAACAGCGCGCCAGAACCACTCGGCCAGCTTCCAAGCGCGGTCGCGCGTCACGTCCTGATGCGCGTAGAGCCGCTGGAGCTTGCCCGACCAGTTGTTCGTGACGTCGCCGAGCATGACGCCGTGGACATGCGGGCGGCGCATCAGCTCGATGTCGCGCTTCAGGAGCGGCCAGTTGCAGCCGTTGTCGTCGAGGTGCGGATCGCCCACGAAGGCCAACAGATACGGGCCGTCGTCGTGCAGCGAGAAGCGCATCCATTTGCGCGCCGCCGCGTTCTCCGCGCGCTTGCCGAAGCGCTCGGCCAGCTGGTCGATCAGCTGCTCGACCGGGATGTCGTCGTCGGGGATCGCCGGCGGATCAAACCGCGGCGCGACCGGCTGCACCGGCGCCCGGCCGGGCCAGAGCGACCAGTCGATCGACCGGCCTGCAGCGGCCTCGACGCGGCCGATCTTCTCGCTGCCCCATGTTCCCGGCAGGCCCAGCGCGTTGGACGCCACCGCGAGCGCGCCGTGGCGCCCGGCACCGGATGTTCTGCCGGGCGGCGCGTGGCCCGCGCGCAGGGCCGCCTCAATGGCCTCGATGCGCCGCAGCGCCTCTTCGCGGCTGAGCTTTGGCGTCGGCATCAGGCACCGCGACCCGGCAGGCGCCACCGGACGCCATCGGCGGCGACGCAGGCATGGCCGGACTGGCCGACCAGCAGGATCGTCCATGACGAACCATCTCGCGTCGAGAACACGATGACCTGTCCGCCGCGGGCGTCGCCGATCGCGATCGGGACTTCTTGGTGGTCGTCCTTCAGGACGCGGGCGAGGTCTTCAAGCGGCGCGCAGATCTGCTGCGCTGCGGCTGGCGAAGCCACCAGCACGAAGACGGCGCAGGCTGCGGCGCGCATGGTCACCTCAAGGGCAAGAAGGGCAAGAGCTTGACGAGCAGCGCCGTCAGGGCGCCGGATGCTGCGCCGACCGCGACGAGGACGCGCCACCCGCCGCCCGCGGCGTCAAGCGCCGAGCGCACGGCTTTGAGGTCGGCGGCCATCGAATCGACCGTTTTCTTGAGCGCGGCGACCTCGGCTTCGAGGCGTCCGAAATCGCGCGGGTCGATATGATCGCTCATGCTGCGATCTCGGTAATGGTGATCGAGGACGACATGACGCCGCCGAACAGCCGCGCGCCGTTGTCGCCGTTGAAGGTGAAGGTCGATCCCGCGTTCGATTGCCCGCCGCGCACCTTGAACGTCGTGGCCGACGTCGTGCCGGCGGTCATGTAGTGGGTGAACGAAATCTCGATCATCGCGTTGGCGCGGTTGATGATGTCATGCCCGCCCGCCGCGAGAGCGCCGGCGGTGCTGTCCTGAAACAACGCGACCACCATGTCCCCGAAGGACGAGGCACAGAACACGGTGACGTCGATGCGGAGCTTGTTGGACGAGTTCGACGGCGTGATCGTCGCCGTCATCAGTTCTGCGCCTTCCGTGTTCTGCGGGATGGTGTCGTCGTAGGGCATCGCCGTGGTGTTCGTGGCGACTGCCGATGACGTCGTGTTGACGACTTGAAGAACCTTGCCCGTCGTCACCGTCGCGCGCTTGAGCTTGTTGCTGTCGCTCGCATCGAGAATGAGGATCTGGTCGCCGGTCGAATAGGTCACCGACGCTGGCGCGATGTTCGCGAGCTTCAGCGCCGTCAGCGCGCGCGTGTCATCGGTGCCGTTATTCGCTTCGGTCTGCGTCGCGATCTCGATGCGACCGGCGGCGCTTTCGGTCGCATCCTCAACGCCGAGGTTCGTCCTCGCTGCTGCGGCGGTCGCCGCGCCTGTGCCGCCGTTGGCGACCGACAACGGGATCGACGCTGGCCCGCTGGTAATGGTCGAGAGATTAAGGTGGGTCAGTAGGTCGTTGAACTTGTCCACCAGGTCCGCGAGGTCAGGACGCGCCAGTTTCGGGTCGTCCGTCGCGCTGTCGAGGTTGGCCTTGCTGGCGTTCGTGGGGAGCGTCATGCCTGTGGTCCTCTTAGCTCTACATCGATTGTAGCATTGCTCAATGTACCAGAGGAATTATACACTTTGAATTCAGCCGCTGGCTCGCTGTTTACTGTCTGCGTTTTCGAGATCAGTTCCCACGACCAGCCCGCGCCGACGTTCTGAAGCGCCAGGATACGGGCGGTCGAGATCGCCGCCAGCTGGCCCCTCGCACCGATCTTGAAATGCCCCGCTGCCACGCTGCTGAACCACGACGCCGTCTCGGTGGCGGTGTTCACATCCTCGTAGGTGTCGGTATACGAGGACGACGAGATGATCGTGGTCAGGCCCGACAGGACCGGCGTCGTATCCGCGACGCTCGCGCGGATCTGCACATACCGCTTGCCCTCGACCAGCGCGAGCGCGACCCAGGAGCCGGTGACGGTGCCGTCGGCTTGGGTGCCAGTTTTCATCTCCAAGGTGACGGTTCCATTCGCCACCGCCGTCACCAGCGGCGTGAAATTCACATCGGCCCCGAGATCGAGGACCGGCGTCTCGTAGCGAAGCGGGCTGTTATTGGTGAGGATGTTGTCCCAGGTCGCGGGCAGCGACGACCAGGCGCTCGGGAGGTTCGACCAGTTCTGGCTGCTGGTCGCGTGGAGCGCGTTGTCGGTATCCAAGAAGCACGACGTCTTCGTCCCCGGCCATGTCAACGACTGCTCGATGCGCTGGAGCAGCACATCGCGCAATGGCGGATCGCCGAGCACGGCGGACGAAATGAAGCGCGCGTCGGTGCTTTCGTTCCCGCTGCTGTCCACCGTCTTGATCGCGAACCAGTACGTCCCCGAGGCCAGATCAGCGGTCTCGTAGGGCGACGAGATGAGCAGCCCTTCATGCAGCGCCGTCATGCTCGACCAGTCGGTCGTCGAGGAGGTCTTGTATCTGATCCGATAGCCGCCGCCGCTGCGAACATCCGCCGGAAGGCTCGCCAGCGACCATGTGAAGCGCCGCGTTCCGTCCGCGATGCGCGCGACCTGGAACGTATCAGGGCGCGGCGGCGTTGCGGTCTTGCCGACGACGACGTGGCCGGTGACGGTGACCCATCCGCTGACCACGCCAAGCCCCGAGATCGACCGGACACGCACGTCGTATGCGGTTCCGTCCTCGACCGGCGAGATGTAGCCGACGGTGACGGAGGACGACGACAGGACGCTGTCCCAGGTGCTCTCGGTGGACTTCTTCCAGGCCAACTCGTAGTTGGCGATCCTGGCGTCGCTCGGCGCGGTCCACGTGGCCTTGATCCGCGACAGGACGGAGCCCTCGGACAGTTCAAGGATCTCGGCATCGCCCGAGGCAAGCGTCAGCGTGGCCGGTGCTGAGATCGAGAACGGGTTCGGAAGCTCGGTGTCTGGCGCGGGATCGACGTCGACCTCGTCGGTCGCGGCAGTCCAGTCGTAGACGGTCGAGGCCGTTTCGCGCAGCGTCAGGTCGACGCCGAGGCTGCCGTCGTCGGCGGCCACGAAGCGCAGGCCGGTGACCTCGAAGGCTTTCGCGGTCCAGCCCAGGCGCGTGTTCGTGATGGCGACGGTGTCGCCTGGAACGAGGCGATAGGCCGTCAACTTGGCCTGCAGTTGCACGCTGATCTGCTGCCGGGCCTTGCGAAGCTCGATGCGCGCGATGCGCTGCGCGGTCGCGGCCGAGGTCGTGAAGGGCAAGTCGATGTCGCGCCACAGTCGCTCGTCGCCGTCCTCGGTGTAGCCGGTCGAGCTGGTTACGGGCGGGAAGTCGCTGGACTGCCATTTGTTGTCGGGCGACACGAACGTGCCCTTGACCCCGTTCGCCAGCTCGCGTCGCGACAGCCGCGAGGACACGCGGATCGGGCCGCGCAAATCGGCTTCGGTGAGGGTGATGCTCGGCGCGGTGTACGCGCCAGCGAAGATCGACCACCGGCCGCCGATAAACGACGCGCGGCCAGCCATTGCGCCGGTCATGGAAGCGATGATGTCGCGCGGGCGCTCCGAGGCCTCGAACGTGCCGTTGCAGGTGTAGCGGTCTTCGGTGCCGCCGGCGGCCAGCGTCACGTTCTCGTCGCACACATTCGCGGCGGCGATCAGGTCCGTCTCGTCGATGCGCGTGGCGTAGTCGACGCCGAGGCCGCGTATCGGGTCGGTCAGGTAGTCGGCGAGGCAGAGCGCGGCGTTGGCGGTCCAGGCGGTCGAGGTCGTGCGGGGGTCGTAGACCTTTTTGCCCTTGACCACGGCGGTGATGTTCGGGATACCGCTGGCGAACAGGTCGGAGTTGTGGGTCAGCCGGACATAGATGCAGGCCCTGCCGCGCTGCCGGTGGTCGGCGGTCCATTTGTCGGACGCCTCGGCGATCAGGTCTGCGAATGCGGTCTGCGCGTCGGTGCCGAGGGCCTTCTTGATCCGCACATAGCCCGCATACCGGCCGGTGGCGTTGCCGTTCACGTCGAGCGGCACGACCTCGTCATCGAAGTAGATGTCTCCGATCTCCTCGACCTCGTGACCGGCCAGCGTGATGATGAGATGCAGGCGCGAATTGCCGTCGGTCGTGTGCAGGAAGGTGATGGCGCCGCCGGTGCGGACTTGGCCGTAGACGACGCGCCACGGCGTGATCGCTTGCCTCACGGACTGCGTGCGCTGCGCGCCTGCGAACGGGTCGGAGAGCTTTGGCTGTTTCGGGCGGAACACGGACCCGGCAATCGAGGTCAGCGTGATCGACGCGACGAGCCCGATGCCAGCAGAGATCAGCGCCGACCCGAGGCTGCCGCCCGTCACTGCGGCTGCGATCACCGGCGCGATGAATGCCATTTCAGACGCTCCACGCAGCGACGATGCGGTGCGCGGGCACCATGGCAAGGCCCGCTTCGCTCAGGCACGCCACGCGCGACGCCACGACCACGCCGGTCGCCTCGACGCCGCCGACCTCCACCAGCACGACATCGCCGCGCTTCGCCATGCGGACGTTGTTCATCGCCGGGCCGAGCGCCTTCGTCCACGCAGCGCGCAGGCCGCCGCCGGAGATCAGCCACAGCGTGTCGCGTGCTCCGGCCTCGTCGACGTATTGGCCGCGGTAGAGCGCTGCCGGGTCGGTGTCGGTCATGGCCAGCACGCAGTCCGCGGCGAACAGGCCGCAGTCATGCGAGCCCCACTTGAACGGCTTGTCGCGCGCCTCTTCCAGCGCGGCGGCGAGGCGGGAGGGCCAGTCTTCGCGGCGGGTCAGCATCAGCGGCCCCATGTGATCTGCGCATCCTGCAGGCTTGCCACGTAATCGAACCCGAGGTCGCCCGGGAAGTCGATCGCCTGATCCTCGGGCGTATACCGGCGCTCGCGGGCGCGCTCAAGGTCGATCAGCTCGCTCTCGTAGCTGATCGAGATCGTGGCCGTTTCGGGACCATCCTCGATCGCCGGAACGTCAAGGCGGCCCTCGAACTGGAGGATCGGATCGGCCACGATGCTGCCGCCGGAGAAGAACGCGAGGTAGACCCGGCCGATGCGGCCCGAGCGCGCATCGCCAAGCGCGGCGGACAGGAGGTCCGACGGCACGCCGGAGAGCGAGACCGTCATCCCCGAGGCGCGGACCTCGGCGGTCTCGTCGATGCCGCTGATGCCCAGCAGATTGCCGGTGCCGGTCCAGGTCTTGCTGTCCCAGGACAGGGTGCCGATGCCGGACCAGAGCCGGACCCATCCCGATGCGAACTCGCCCTCGAACAGGATGCCGACTTCGACGGAGGCGGCCTGCAGCTGCGTGATGACGCTGGCGGTGAGGTCGCGCGCCATTAGATCGCCTCGACCGCGCCGAAGGCGATGGAGTAGCGGAGGCCAGCGCCCTGAAGGCTCCAGCCGCTTTGATTGCCAGCGAGCCGGAAAAGGCCCCTGGCGTTCGATGTGGTGACGACCGCGTTGTCGGCGGGGCTCTCGCGCAGGCGCGGCCAGATGTCGAGCGTGATCTCGCCGGCGGCCTCGGTGGCGTCGACCAGGATCTTGTAGAGCCGGTCGCCGACCTGCAGGTAGTCGCCCGCCTTGACGGTGGCGCCGGCAGAGAAGCCGTCAACGAGCAGCGTCTCGCCGGTCTGCGAGCCGCCCTTGACCAGTGGCGTTCCGGCCCAGGTTCCGCGCGGCGTGGCGCCGCCCGGGTCGCCCAGCCGGAACGTGCCCCAGGCGCCGCGGAGCGAGGTCAGCGCAGCGATCCATTCCTCGGCCGCCGGACGTTCCATTTCGGCGATCGTAACGTCCGCCTCCCACCGCGCGCCCTGATGGCGGACGAGCTGCTGCTGCAGCGTGAACGGCGAGGTCGAGACGCCCACGACGTTGCTCGCGCGGAACTCGACGGCCGCATAGCCGCCGGAGGTCGGGAGCGCGATCGGATACGAGATCGGCATCGGTCAGGTCCCCATCGCAGCGGCGAAGCTGCCGCCGCGCATTCGCGCATCGGCGACAGCGTCGACGGTCTGGCGCTTGATCGCTGGCATGAGCGCGGCGATCTCGGCGCGGACGGTCTGCGCGACGCCGACGCTGATGTTGATGGTCTGGTTGACCACGGTGCCGCCCGTCTGGCCGTTCGGGATGATGCGGCCCGACTGCGCCGGCATGAACAGTTCCGGCCCCTGCTCACCGACCAGATAAGCACTGCCCGCCTCGACCGGCCCGCCGAGAGCACGAGGCCCGCCGAACGGAATGCTGGTCGATCCGCCCGGCCCGCGAATGTCGCCGGGAGCCCCACCGAATAGCCATGAGGACGCGGCAGATAACCCGCCCATGACAAGCCTTGCCATTGGTTCCGTCACCGTCTGTCGCATCACGATGCGCGCCAGATCCTGCGCAATCCCGGCCAGCACGCCGCGCAGCTTCTCGCCGCGCAGGATCGCGTCCTCGAAAGCGGACTGGAA